CTATGACGAAGTCATATTAGGGGAGTTCAAAGCCGCGCTTTGGGACTTTTTTACTGTCTCAGGGTTCGGTCTCCTCTCAGAAACGGCGATTTTGCCGTATGTTGATTTCGGGCCCGGTAGCTCGCCAGGTGCCGACGATACGTCCTTCTTATGTAAGATAGGACATTCGGTCCTGACAGCCGATTCACAATTACCAATCACCTTGTTCGATGGTTGGGTGCGGGATCATTCGCTTAGGCTCGACGCGGAAATTACGCGTACTCTTGCCATGGGCCCCCCGCAGGTTGTCAATGCAGTAAAAATGACCTCCGTTGCGAAAACCGCTAAAATCTCGCGGCTAGTGAAACCGGAACCTTCGCTGAATTTGTTCTTTCAGAAAGGTGTCGCTCATGTCCTTAGGGACCGGCTCCGTTCCTTGTTCGGTATCGACCTTTCGACCCAGCCTCTAGTAAATCAGAGGCTTGCTAAGATTGGTTCCGAATGTGGATTATATGGTACGCTGGACCTTAAAGCAGCGAGCGACTATATCTCGGTTAATATGTGCAGGAAATTCCTGCCCCGAGACGCGTTCTCTTGGTTGGATGGACTCCGATCAAGGAATGTGATAACACCGGATAAAGGTGTCGTTAAGTTGCACATGATGTGCACTATGGGGAACGATTTCTGCTTCCCTCTACAAACGATCCTTTTCGCTTGTGCAGTGAGGGCTGTGTACTGCTCGATGGGGTTGCCTTTAAGGCACTCATCGATCTGTACTTCACTTGAGCAGACTCCAGGCGGTAAGTGCGTTCTTCATAGAAGGCGCATTGACCCGAACTGGACCGTGTTTGGTGACGATATTATCGTACTTAAAGACGCTTTTGCGCCCCTATGTCGATTGCTTCGTTACCTCGGACTTGTTCCAAACATGGAAAAGAGCTTCAATGAGGGCCCTTTTCGCGAATCCTGCGGTGCCGATTATTTTCGCGGCACGAACGTCCGAGGGATATATTGCAAGTCCCTTAAGACGATGCAGGATAGGTACGTTTTGATCAACAGCCTTTGTGACTGGAGTGCTAGAACTGAAATCCGCTTACCGCGGACCATGGAAGCACTTCTCAAAACGGTGGCTAGGGTTGAAGTCCCCCCGTGGGAACAACCCGATTCTGGCATCAGAATGCCGCTAGTCTGCGTTCAAACTCCTTCCGTCTATAAGTGCCATAAGCACTCAGACGGGTCGAGACCTGATTATTACGGCTC